TACCGGCAAAACCACCAACAGTAGTTGCCACAGAAGGTACGACAGTTGTTAAATCAACTTCTGAGACATTCACACCTGGTGATAGTTGAAAAGCCATTTTTAAATCTCCTTTTTTCAGGCTGAATAAATTCTTTTATTGTCTATTTATGTTTTTAGAAAGTTGAAGGTGTATAACCTCTAGTCGACCAATGGTCTCCAGATGAATCTACGATAGGTTCTTCTCTACCATCATCTATGATACCAAAAGGCGTCAATTGTTCGTCACCTAACATGTCATTTTCTTCTAAAAGAACCTTCCTTATATCTATATTTGTGGCTTCTTTGAAATACGATTGTGCAGATAACCACGAAAACAATACAAGACCCATGACCAAATCATCATTATTACCTTCTTCGGCTGCATAACTATCTTTCTGACGTACAAAAGTATTTAATTCTGCAATTGTATCAAAGTCATTAATGATTAATTTATCATTTTCTACCAACGTTTTCAAGTTGGCACAACCAATTTTTTTAACAGTTTTGGTAGTTTTAACACCAAAGTTTGCAGATCGTTTAAATCCACCAGAAATCGTCTGACCTTTAATATGATGGTGGTCAATCTTATAGACGTTTTCGTATTCTAGATCATAATGTAAAATGTCCACAACTTGTTGACCCACATTATTTGTTTCAATCAATACGAAGGCTTCATTATATTTGTTTGCCAAAGAATAAATTATTGTTGGAAAAAACAATAATGGTAACTTATTGTTTCTATATTTGGCAACCTGTCTGTAAGGTACCTGAGAAACATCTATTACATTAATTGTCGAATAATCTCTGTCAACACCCTCAGAACAATCTACTGTACAAATATACAATCGATCTTTCTGTGGTTGTTCATAAATGTCCAGACCTTCTTCTGAGTGTATTGGATTGAAGAAAGCCAACGATCTTAATTTTACACCGGAAACCAGTGTTGCGGAAGAACCAATAAACTCAGTTTCAAACTCGACTCTAAATTGTTCTTCAGAGGTATTGCGTATCGTTTCTTCTTTCCACTTTTGATCTCTACCTGGTACCATAGACCAATGAACTTCAACCGGAACATAAGTCGAACGATTTTCAATTGCATCTGTCCACATTTTGTAAAACAGATTCAATCCATTTGGAGTAGAAACAATAATAACCTTTGATGTTTGTCCAGAAGAAATAACAGGATACGTTGACTGGAAGAAATCAAGTGCCATATTATGTTGAACGAAAGCAAATTCATCTAAGAAAATTAAATTATACGAACCACCTCGAACACCAGCTGCTGAGGTTGCATAAGCATAAATTTTAGAACCATTTTCAAGTTCAATATTTCTTTTATTCCAAACTATAATACCTTGTTGCAACCAAATAGGTAAATACTCATAGGCCTTCTGTATTCTCGAAAGAATTTCTTGTGCTAGTTGACCTTTATTGGCCAAGATTGCAATTGAATATTCTTCTTGAAATAAAACACACCACAACATATAACCAACCGTTGTGGTTTGAAAAGACTTAACCATTTCTTCTTGAAATGGCCACATATCAAAAGGAACTAAACCACGGTCTACGTTGACAATCTTAACATATGTTCTAATGAAATAAACGGGGTCTTCCATACACTTAACAATTTCAACAGCTTGTTCTTCAGTGTATGTGAGTTCAACGCCAACTTTCTTTAAGCGTTCATTACCAAGATAACCGTCATTCATTACTTAGAGATACTACGTAACATCCAAGCGTGTTTGTTGTGAGTGTCGATTCTACCTGCAAGAAAGTCCATTAGACCTTGTTGATCAAACTGTTCAGCCAATTTTAAAGCCATATTCAAACTATTTAATACCATTTGATTATCCGTCATCAATTTTCTTGCCATGTCTGTACCAAGAGGAACATTCATTTCATCTTGAATGTCTGTTAATTCCATAAATCTACTAAAAGAACCTGGCGCATAAGCATCTAATGCACGAATTTGTTCCGCAATAGGATCTACTGCACCATGAAGTTCTTGATATAAATTACCAAAAAAATCATGATATTGTGGGAAGTTAGAACCTTCTACATTCCAATGATAGTTGTGTGATTTTAAGTACATAGCAAAAGTATCTGCTAATACTTTTTTCATCATCTCTACTAATGTTTCCATTTTTATTTCCTTTAAAGTGTTTATTTATTCGTCAGTGGTTCTTGTAGAAGGGAACTGTCTCGTATCACCTGGCCAAATGATTCTGAGACACCCCATTTCGCCAACACCATTTTGAAATGTATTAGAGTAGGATCCAACTATTCCACCGCCGCCGCCGCCATAAGCTCTACCTCTTTGAGCAAAATTATAGATAGTAGTTCCTCCACCGCCATTGCCGCCGGTAGTTCCTCCTGTTCCTCCTGTACCATTTGAACTTTGTCCTGTAGGTAAAGTTCCTCCTCCACCACCAGCACTTGAAGTTCCTGATCCTCCGCCGCCTCCACCGCCGCCTGCTCCGTTTAAACCATCACCCGAAGAACCTCCGTTGCCACCAGTGCCGGCATATCCAGCAGCACCGCCGCCACCGGCAGCTCTTGTATTTCCTGTTGCAGTTCCTCCTCGGCCGCCTTGGCCGCCACCATCCGACCCAGACACAGCACCACTACCACTAACTATATTAGGTGAAGCTGGAATACTTGAATTATGTGTTAATCTTGCTCCTCCATTTCCACCGATTGCATTAGGTATACCATCATCACCCTCTGCGCTTCGGCCATATCCACCATAAGCGCCACAAATTAAAGTTGATCCTGCTTGAAAAGGTGAACCTCTCCATAAAGTAGCACAAGATCCTACTAGAGTAGCTCCTTGACCTCCAGCGCCATGGGTAAAATATAATGTTTCTCCCGGCGTTACCGTAAAATTATTTCTATAAGATAATCCTCCACCTCCACCTCCAGATGGATTGGTGAATGTTCCCGAATTACTACCGCCGCCTCCACCGCCTATACAGACCACAGATATTCTAGTAACTCCAGATGGAACAGTCCATGTTCCAGAATTAGTATATCCATATTCTGAAGTTCCTGAAGTTTTTGGAAAAGAAGATGCGGGAGCAAACAAAACTTGTCCTGTTACTGGCGGAGTTATTGAAGTATCCGATATTGTAACTACTGCACTATTTGCTACAATTGTTCCTGTATTGGATGTTCTTCTCAATTGTATTCTAAAAGATTCTGTTCCTTCTGTAGTAACATCGTTAGATAAAGTTCTAATAAAAGAAGCTGCATTACTGTTGATTGTAACTGTACCTTCGATTTGAGATCCTGAAAAATCGGATGCATTTATTGTACCACTAACACCTAAAGTGGTCCAATACAAAACTGTGCCATCATTTACATTTTGTGTATCTACTGTAAACGAAACTGTACTTCCTTCATTGACAGAAGTTGTGTTTGCAGTAAGAGTATATGATGGTGATAATGATGTATCGTTAGCTATAATGAAACTAGAGTTTGCTACAATTGTTCCTGATATAGAATTTTTTCTTAGTTGTACTTGAAAAATTTCAGTACCTTCTGTTGAAGAATCTTCTGTTAATGTTATTGGAAAAGTTCCTACATTTGAAGTCAGACTAAAAGAACCAGACAAAGAATTTACATCTAAACTATTTAAATCGCCGGATACTGCAACTATAGTCCAATATAAAGTTGTCTCACTTACGTTTCTGGTAGAGACAGTAAATAACGCTGTATTACCCTCATTTACAGAAGTTGTGTTTGCAGAAAAAGAATAAAATTCTCCATCACCACTTATGACCAAATTTGGACTTACAGATGTAAGGGTATTTACTCTAGGCATCTTTAACCATATGTTGAAATTGAACCCAACACGATCCAATTGCTTGAAACTCTTAGCAAAACAAAAGAAACTATTTCTTTTTTATTGGCTATAGGAGTTGGAGTAGCACCGCCAACCCAATTAATTGTTTGTGATGAACCATCAATTTGTAACGCATTAGGAATATATCCTGTTGCACCTTGATCTAAAACTAAACTTACCACAATACTTCTATCATTTGTTGTAGGTACATTTGTAATATTTGCAGTAAAATTTGCAGAGATTGAACTGTGATAAAATAAAGTGCCTAAAGAATAATCATGAGTTACCGTACCTGTAGCTGCAGTTTTTGTTTGTATTTTTTCTGTTACTTGTTGAAAAGTAGAAGTGCCTAAAACAGACATTGTATTTGCATTTACATCATCAAATGAATAGTCTAGTGTCTCATCAACAGCATTAGGTTTTATTTTTGTTAGTGCCATTATTCTTTACTCTTTAAAAGTTTTACTAATTCTTTAGTTGATCCTACAAACACAGCCTTATCAACAGTAATACCATTTGTAGGTGAAGATTCTTTTGGTTGTAAATCTTTTTTTCTTTTTTGTATTTCCATCAAATCTTTATTCATGTCCGTTAAGTGTTTCAACATATTTGCGGCAACTTCATATGCTCTTGGATGATCAGAAGCTCTAGCAACATTTAAAATTCCCTCTATAGCATCGTTACCTTTTTCTATAAGATGCCTAATATTTTGACGAGCGAACTCTGCATCATCATCGATATCATTTAAGGGTTCGAAAACAATATTGTTTGTTACTTCAATAGGTTCTACATCTAAAATTTCAGATAAGTTATTATTCAATTTATTCATAGTATAGGAGTATTACTATTTAAAATGTAAATTGCATTAGCCAGACGATCTATTGCAGATTGAATTGTTGTTGGAGGTGAAGTGTCCCAAATTGCAGCATATGATGCAACATAAGTGTTGGATGAATTAGCCGTACTAAAAGCTCCATTTGCATAACTTGATGCTGAGTTGGCAACATGACTTGGAGTATTTGCTTGAGTAAAAGCTCCATTTGCATAACTTGATGCTGAGTTGGCAATATCTCCGATCACTGTTAAAATTGATGTTATTACTGTGCCAGTTGGTGTAGGTAATCCGCCTGTGCTATCACTCCAAGTAATGAGATTAGTTGATGTGTATTTTGCATCACCACCTTGTAAACAAAACCAAGTTCCTCCAAAATCCTCAACAGTAACCCCACTGCTGCCTGTATAAAGTGTAGGACTAGTTTTGATATAGGTTTGATTTACAACGGCTAGACCAGCACCAGAAAGTGTAAGGTAATTACTGGTTATATTGTTAGCGGTAACGAATGCTGAATTGGCATAACTACCAGCTGTTACTGCT